GAGCAGTCAGAAGGGGTAAAGGAGATTAACCCTTACGACTACAGGTTTCCATATTCTCGCAGTATCATCAGTATATTAGCTGAGGGTGTGAAGGAAGTTGTGAGTGCGGGCAAGCGAGATGAGATGCTTGATGAGTTATTTAGTTAGGGGGTGAGGGTATATGGATATAGAGGGGATAGTAGGAAAGAAGCCCAGTGAGCCTGTAGATATAGGTTTAGGCGGGTTACTTGATATATTAGAGAAGCAGATTGCGGGTAGGATATGCCCGTATGAGGATGAGTCGGATTTTATATTCAATGCTGTATTGACTAGGGATGAGGCTAGTGGGGAGGTAAGGAAATTTGAGTATGAGGATTATTTAGATTATATTATCAAGCGTCGGAAGGGTTGTCAGGTTTTTGCTATAGAGAAGAGCAGGCGTATGCGGATTAGCTGGTTATTTACAGCTATTTACTTATATGATATTTTGGTATATAAGAACCATGCTAATTATATTGCGTCTAGGAAGTTGGGGAGTTCTGCTGAGCTATTAGGTAGGATGCGGTTTATCTATGACCATATCCCGCGAACCGAATGGGATGTACCTGCTATCAAGTGTAGGGTAGACACGGAGGGTAAGGGATATATCAGAATAGATGTGCCTGATAACGACTCGTTTGTAGAGGCAGTAGCTGAAGGTCGAGACCAGTTGCGACAGTACACGGCTACGAATATTCTACTGGATGAGTTTGCTTTCTGGAATGATGCTGAAGGTTCGTGGGCTGCGTTAAAGCCGACGATAGAAGGGGGTGGGCATATTGATATGATTTCCACTGCTAATAGAGGTAGTTTCATGTATCGCTTGCTTTATGAGGAGAACGTGGGATAATGAGTGATACAACTAATGATGTAACTAGTGGGAACCTGACAGGGGTAACCGAACGAGAGCACAATGGAATTAGGATTGTAAGAATTCATTACACTGCCGATGCTAAGAAGCGGTCGGATGAGTGGAAGGAGCAAGCCAAGCTAGGGCTTTCCCAGCGGGATTGGAATAGGGAGTATGAGATAGACTGGACTTCAAGCTATGGGTTGGGAGTATTCTCAGGTGATTTTTCTTATGAGCAGCATGTTATAAAGGCTTCTAATATCGTGATACCTTCTAGCGCTATAATATATAGAGCGTGGGATTTCGGGCTTACCCCCGCTTGCGTATGGTGGTTTGTAACAACGGATGGCAGAGCTATAGTGATAGATGAGTTAGCAACGTGGGATGGTAAATCAGAGATTACTACAACAAGTATTGACAAATTCGCTGAAGATGTGATAAGAATATCAACGACGAAGTATGGGAAGTTCACGTTCGCAGACCACGCAGACCCAGCAGGGTGGCAGCGGAGTCAGGTAGATAAGCGGTCGTGTATAGATGTGTTGGCTGGGTTCGGAATATACCCAGCTCCAGGTGTTGTATCTTTTGAGTCCCGCAGGGTAACGGTGGCTAGGTTGCTTACGACGATTAGGAATGGAGCGCCTATGTTGCAATTTATGCCGAATTGCACTATGATAATAGAAGGGTTCAATGGTGCGTATCAGTTTGCAGAGATAGGCAGAACTGGGATGTTTAAGAACATCCCAGAGAAGAACGCATGGAGCCACCCAGTTGATGCATTGACGTATGGATTGAGTGGGATATTCAGTATGGGAACAGATAAACGTAGGTATAGCCATGATGAGGTCAAATCTAAGGGCAGACCGATGGGAGATAAAATAACGGGGTATTAGTATGAAACGGGGTTGGCAACTAAGTAAACATGGATACCATATACACTGTTTTCCTAAGAGTCCGATTGGAGATGACTATGGGAAGTTCCTTAACTATGACTATGTGTTGCTTCCTGAGGCGATGGTGCTAGACCATAGCGATTGGTGGAGCAAGTGGAGCGTAGCTAAGTTGAGAAATGATGGGTTTAGGGGTAAGATATATGCTAGGTATGATTTGAATTGCAAGCGAGATAATACGAATGATGAAACCGATGGCGCTAGCAATCCCTGTTCATGGGATTATTGCTCACCACTTAAAACAAAGAACGGTGTTAATATACATACAGAAGACCCGCATGTGATATTGTTAGATGTAGGGTCGGCAGGGTACAAGGAACACTATCTCCAAAATCTCCTCACTCACTTAAATTGGTACATCTATCAAGGCATTGACGGGATAGTGTTCGATATGTGGGATGCCGACCCTACCCGTTTTCTAACATGGATGGGATTAACATGGAATGATGTGCAGCAGTATTCTTCAGCATCATTATTCTTTATCGCATGGATAGGATTTATCCAATACTTGATAAATGGGATTAGGGCTGCAAAACCCGATTTGGAAATAGTTGGAAACAATTGTGGTAGATATGGTGAGACTTCTGCTGCGTCTGTACTACATAGAGATTTGGTTGATGCAGTTATCTATGAAAATTTTCTTTATCGGTTTTCAACTGAAACTGAGCATGGATGTAGAAGTAAAAACGATGTGATGATTGAGATGATGCAACTTCAGCGAGACCCTAAGCCAGTATGGGTTACAGAGGAAGGGTTGAAGGCTGGGAAATCATTTCTAGAAACTGGAAGAATAGCTTCGCTTGCTGCATACTATATTGCGCTGCCGTACTCGTGGAATACTAGGCGAAAACGAGCGTTTAGCTATTATGGTGAAGGAGATAGCAGTGTGGTCTATGATGATTGGTGGGATATTTATTTGGGCGACCCTTCTTCACCGCCATTGAAGAATACTAAGTTATGTGCATGGTATCGGGTTTTCAACGGTGGTAGGGTATATCTTAATTGGGATGATGTAGCAGTCAGTTGGAACTTGCCAACAAAAAATATTTTAGATATAAAAACGATGGAAAGACCCGATAATATGGATAAGCGTAGAGTGTTTACATTGCCGCCTAAAACTGGGGCAATTTTGATATACGAATGAATGGAGTGAATTGTATGGCAAGACGCAAAGCGACGAGTTCAAGTGGCACTTATAAAGGTAAGAGCTTGGCTCCTGGTGGTGGCGGAAGGTTCGCCCAGCTTGTTGACAAGCTCAGGGCGCAGGGCAAGAGTTTAGCTTCTGCTAAGCGTATCGCTGCATGGGTTGGCAGACGCAAGTATGGTGCTAAGCAGATGACGGCTTGGAGTGTTGCTGGGAAAAAGCGAAGGAGATGAAAGATGGAAATAACTAGATTGAAACTCAAGCCTAGTGAACGGCAACGGCTTGAACAGATGATTTCGTCTAAAATAATGGAATCCCGAAGGGGAATGGAGAAGCTCTTTCGGCGGATGAAGGAATGGGATAGGTTCTATAAGCATAATATCCCGCCTAAGAATTCCCCCTGGATAGGCTGCTCTAATGTAAATGTTCCGCTTACCCAATGGGTAGTAGATACATATCAAGCTCATATAGCAGATGCAATTCTATCAACAAAACCGATGGTGCGGGTATTGCCACCTACTTGGATGACGGATGAAGATGCCAAAGAACGAGCATATAGGGTGGAGCAGCTTTTGGAGTTTATGCTCAGGGAGGTTATGCATGTTGATACTGAGTTTATTCAGTTTATCAATATATCCCTGAGAAATCCAGTAGGACTAACAAAACTTGCCTGGCGTGAAGATTACCGCAAAGTTAGGTTCTATGCAGAGCCAGACTCAGATGAAACAGAAGTTGTAGAGATGTTTGCGCCTAAGTATATCGGTGCGAAACTTGAGATTGTTGACTTGAGGAACTTTGTAGTATATCCGCTTACTGCTAGGACTATTGACGAGGCATATCTCGTTGGCGATAGGTATCGCATACATATTGATGAGATGCGGGCTAGGATAAAGAGTGGGTATTATGATAAAGAAGCAGAAGAACTGCTTGATATCCCTTCCAATGAACTTAATTCGCCATACGATTTACATGATGAGGAGCAGCTCGACTTTGCTGGGATTGAGAAGTTAGATTATGATGAATATTGGCTATGGGAAGTAATAATCCCGTATGACCCTAATGGTGATGGGGTGCAAGAAGATTGCGTGTTTACGATTGAGGCTTCAACATGGAAAATAATTAGAGCTACCACCTATCCGTATTTTCATGGCAGGCGATACTACCTGCAAGCGAATTTGTTCCCGTATCCAGAATCATTCTTTGGTGGATGCATACCCCAGATACTTGAACACATGCAGCGGGAAATTAACACTATCCACAACCAACGAACCGATGCTGCAAGTCTAGCAATCTCCCCGCCATTCGTTAGACGGATAGGTTCATCTATGGGAACAGAAGCGATAGAGTGGAGACCTGGTGCAGTTATAGATGTTACGCAAGTAGATGATATTAAGCAGATTGTAGTCAGCCCGATGATACCTGGCATGGAGATAGAACAGATGGATAGAGACTATGCTGAGCGGGCTAGTGCCGTTAATGATATTGCGTTGGGTAGGACAGTGCAGGGCGACAAGACCTTTGGAGAGGTAGCGCTTGCAGCCCAGAAGTCAGGGGCTAGACTTGATGAGATAGTAAGAAGGATGCAGTTAGCTACTGCCGAGATGGCACGTCAATTAGTAGGTTCCTATGGCTTGCTCTATCAGTTCTTAGGCAGCCGTGATTTGGAACGGTTTGGATTGACAAGAAGCGACTTAACCATAGATTGGCAATTTATACCGACGGGGAATGTAGGTGCAGCAGATAAGGCGCAACAGCGAGAGACTGCGGCGTTCCTTTATAACGTGTTGATACAGAACCCGTTAGTAGGACAAGACCCACTGAGATTGTATCATTTGACTTCTGAACTATTACAATCACTTGACAAATATGATATAGAATCATATATTGGTAGTAAAGAAGAGTTGGTGCGACAAATGCAACAGCAGCAAGCTATGACGGAACAGCAAGCTGCATTAGAGCAACAGGCTGCGATGGGGCAACAGGTGGCAGGTCAACCAATGCAATTGCAACAGCCGCAACAGCCGCAACAGCCGATGAGCCCAGAGAGCGGAGCTGGCTATGGCTATAAGTGAGAAATGGGAAGTTTTAGTAACCCATTGGGATTTGGTAGAACAGGCGGTAGAAGAAGAAATAAATAGGGAGTATATACGCCTAGCGAATACGGGAACAACCCATTCATTAGACGAAGTCAGATTAATACAAGGGAGAATTGATGGATTGAGATGGATGCTTGGATTACCATATAGGAAACTAAGTAAAGGAAAGGAGGGTAAGTAAATGCCCGATTATGAGGATGAAAATGTAAATGAGGAACCTGTGTTTGAGGATTATGAGTCTGAGGAACCAGAGCAAGACAATCTAATAGCTGGGAAATTTAGAAGTGTGGATGAGTTGGCTAGGGCTTATGAAGAAGCCCAGCGCAAGCTACATGAGACTTCTCAGGAAGCAGCGGAGTTGAAAAGAATGTTTGAAGAGCGAGAAACCCAGAATGATTACAACAATGTTGCCCCACCTCCCACTGCAACAGAAGATGATAGCGGGATTTGGGAGCAGGCTATCTATGACCCTAAAGTATTGAGGGAAGCGATAGCTAGGCAGTATTATGAGATTAAGATGAGTGAGGCGAAAGTAAATGCTGCTATCAAGAAGACTGTGGCAGCAAAGAAATCCGACCCTCACTTCAATAAGGTTGGTGATACATTTGCCGCCAAACTTGAGGAACTTGTCCCGTTCTTTATGACGAATGCGGATGAGCGGGTTGTCCAACAGGTAGCTGATGATATATGGAAACAGGCAGTTGGCGATTATTATATCAGCAATCCACTTAATAACGCTCCGTCGCCGACTCGTAAAAAGGAGATAGAGAAGTTAGGCGTGGAACGACCGACAATATCTACTGAAGAGCCTGAAGTCCCGCTTTCGCCTAAAGAAAAGGCGGCATTGCAGGCATTAGGTTTGGATAATAAAGCGGTAAGCAGAGCAGTAAAACGAGCATTCAAGGAGGAAGAATGATATGGCGAATAAGAAAGAAAAATATACTATAGATGATGGTGCTAATTTGAATAATGATAGCCCGAAGGTTGATGTGCGGGAGCGCACGCCTCGAATGGTGGCTCCAGCCGATAATGCCGAGCCTGTGGACGCAAATGCCCATACTCGTTGGGTAAGAGAAGACCCTAGACGGATTAGAGAAATGGAGCTTAAGGGTTATCAGATAGCGAAAGAAGAGGACGTTAAGCCTAATCATGATGGTAAAAAATTTGAAGATGGTGCTATTCATAAGGGTGATTTGATATTGATGATAACGTCTAGAGAAGGTGTAGAAGAGCGTGAGAAGGCTCGGATAAACGAGCTAAAGGCTATGGAGCGTGGAAGTCGTCCTGATGAAGAAGCTCTCTATGCTGATAAAGAAGAAAATTATAGAATTCATAGGGGTAAAAAGTATTTTATACCCTAAAGAAATATGCTATAATTGGCAATAATATACAATAGAATATGTGGGAAAGGCGTTTATTTCTGAACGGAATAACCGCACTTTATCACAAAGGCTCCTAGTATGCGAATGAAACAACCGCAGGTAGGGCGGCTTCTAGCATACGAATGGAATAACCTCACTGTGCGTAAAACGGCTCCTCACTTACGCAGCGCTTCCCAATCTCAATACAACTAAAAAAATAAAAGGGGGTAGTTTAAATGGCTATCACAAAGAAAGGCTATTTTCTGGCTGGTACCATAAACGGTGTTGTCCCTTCTATACGAAATTACAGATTGTTGGCTGTAACTACTGCTACTGTATATGAGGGTACGCCGTTGACTACTAGCACTGTGAACGGCAGGTTTAAAGCTGTTACACAGTCAACGGACGCTGTTTATGGTGTGCTGGGTTGCACGGTTACGCCGCAGACTTATTCATCCACTGCAGAATATCCCGTGTACCTAGCTGATGATGTTAATGTATTTTTGGTAGAGAGCAGCGAATCAACTACGCCGTCGGCTCAGATTGGTCAACCTGCTTCTATCGTTATTTCAACAACTGGCGATTTCACTATTACGTTTGCAGATCCAGCTACCGCATGTATGCGGGTAGTTGATACAACTGAAACGGCAGTAGACACCGCTAAGACTGGTGCTAAGTATGTAGTTAAATTCACTAGCGGTAAGTTTGGTGGATAAGGGGGTGAGTTAAATGGCAATGACCAGAAGTCAATTTACATCGCTGTTGGTTGAAGGACTTCGCGAAGTATTCTTCAACACTTATAAAGAACCTAACTTGATTTACCAGAAGATATTTGATGTTCAGAAGAGCAACAAGTATCAGGAGGTCAGGTTGGGTGTAGCTGGTCTCGGGATGCTTGCCCCTAAGGGTGAAGCCGAGCCGATAGTCTATGAGGACGCTACTCAGGGCTATACTGCAACCTTCACGCACAATGCGTTTGCGAAGGGGATACAAATTAGCCGTGAGCTCATAGATGATGAACTGTATGGTGTAATGAAGCAGATGACTAAAGCACTTGCAAGAGCTGGAGAACGCAGAGTTGAGTATGACCATGCGTCTATATTCAACAATGCCACTTCTACTGCTTATACGGGTGCTGATGGACTTCCGCTTCTTTCGGCTTCGCACACCTATGCTGCGTTGCCTGGTGAGACTTGGAGCAACACTTCGGCTTCTACCGACCTGTCGTTAACCGCATTGTCTCAGGCGTTTAATGCCATGCGTAGGTATAGAGACGATAAGGGACAGATTATCATGCTTACACCGAGAACGCTCCTTATCCCACCTGAGTTGGAGATGACCGCCTATGAGATACTCAACTCCGTAGGTAAGCCATATACAGCGGATAATGAGGTGAACTTCTTCAAAGGCAAGCTAGATGTAGTGGTGTGGAATTATCTTACCGACACCAACGCTTGGTTTGTTCTTTGCGATAAATCCGAGATAGCGCCCGTATCCTTCCAGAGAATACCGATGGAGTTTGACAGGGACACCGACTTTGAGACGGATGTTCTGAGAATTAAGGCTTATACTCGATATTCGCTTGGTTGGGATGATGCACGCTTCATCTACGGTTCGATGGGTTCATCGTAGGGGGTGAGTTAGATGGGATATACGCATCATGACTCAGTATCAGCAACGACGGTATCAGCAACGACCGTAACAGCTCCAGCTGTGTCGGCAACGACTGTGTCGGCAACAAAAGCCAATATTAGTGGCAATATAGCTGTAACATCGGCGTATGCTGGGACGGTTACTATAACCACCACTACAGGAGTAAGCGTTACTATCAGTGGTATCACTACTGGTGATGTAGCAATAGCAACTGCTGTGGGTGGTGGGTATGCGATGACTGCCACAGCTGTGATTACCGCGTTCAACACGCTTACATTAAAGGCGTACGATCCTGCAGGTTCAGCGACCACTGGTTCAGTGAACTATCTAGTTATTAAGAAGAGCTAGATGGATAAGAATGG